GAGGTTATGAACATTTCTACACATGATTCATTCGTTAATGTAAATGATGGCTTCAATATGAAGTTATTCGGTCATGATGTAATCATCGAGAACAATGCAACAATCAACTCTGTTGACAATATCTTCTACGGAGATCTTAAGCACTACAGACTCAACCTTGCAGAGGGTATTAAGGTTGATAAGGATGGCTCAGTTGGCTTCCGTTCAAATAGCCAGGTATATCGTGCGGTTTGCCTTGCTGATGGTAAGCTTGACCTTGCTAAGGCATTCGTTCGTTACACAAGATCAACAAACTAATTATCTGCACCATACCCGGTGATAGATATAGAGGGCGGTCCAACGGCTCCGGGCCGTCCTCGTTTTGTTAGGGGCCGAGAATGGAGCCAAGTATGAGAACATTAATCGCAATACCTTGTATGGATCAAGTAAATGCATCTTTCTTTGAATCCATGATGTATCTACGCCGTACCTCTGAAGATGGACTAGCAATAATCAAGAGTTCACTTATATATGATGCCAGGAACAAAATCGGAGAAATTGCAGAAGCCAATAAAGCCGAATATATTTTTTGGTTAGACTCCGATATGATCTTCGAGCCTGATCTATTAGACAGAATGTTTAAATCGATAGGTGATAAGGACTTTTTGACGGCATTATATTTTAAGCGTAGGCCTCCTTTTGAACCTTGTATTTTTAGTGAAGCAGGGTATGTAAAAGGAAAAGGCAGGGAAGTAATTCCTGTGGCAAACACATATGTGGATTACCCAAAGGGATCTACTTTTGAAATTGAAGCTTGTGGATTTGGATGTACATTGATGAAAACCTCTATGTTTATAAAAACTAGAGAGGAGCAAGGACTTCCATTTTCACCAGTTCTTGGATTTGGTGAAGATATAAGCTTCTGTATTAAGGCTAGAGAAAGTGGATATAAGTTATATTGCGATAGTAGTATTATTTGTGACCATACGGCTCATATTCTAGTAAACGAAGAAACATTTAATGCATGGAGAAACAACAATGTTAAACAAGGTTAAACAAGCTTTGCGTATTTCAACTAATGCCTTCGATGACGAGGTAAAAGCGTTAATCGAAGCTGGTAAGAAGGATATAGAGGTTGTTGGAATCGAGTATAGAGAAAACGATCCATTAATGGAAAGAGCAGTCATAATGTATTGCAAATCATTCTTTGGGGAACCGGATAACTTCTATAATATTAAAAAGGCATATGATGAACAGAAAGCACAGCTAAGAGAGAATAGCTTATACCAGGAGAACTAATATGGATAGATCAAGCACTGCTATATTGATTAAATCTACTTATACAATCGGAGATATTGGCCAAAGGGTAGAAACTAAATCATATAGAACTATTTTTTGTCAAATTAGGTCTGTAACTGGTACGGAATGGTTTGCCGGAGGACAGAATGGTATTAAGCCATCTTATCAGCTGACTATGTTCAAATATGACTATGAGAATGAGCTGCTAGTAAATATTGGCGGTACTATTGTAAATGGAGTATTGACCGGTGGAAGAAATTATAGCGTATATAGAACCTATGAAGCGAAAAATGATTCCATTGAGCTTTACCTTGAGGAGAAAGCAGGCACGAAATGAGTTTAAAGACAATAGACTCCAGTAAATTTGCATATGAAATCACACAGATTTTGGAAAACTATTCTGATGAAGTGAATGAGAAGGTAAAAGAACAGGCTAAATATTGCGCTCAAGAATGCAAGAAAGCAATCAAGGCAGATGCAAAAAGCTTATTTAATGGCCATGATTATGCAAATGGATGGAGCTATAGATCTGATGTAAGCAGATTTGGTATTGCCTGCACTATTTACAATGATGACCATTATCAACTAACACACTTGTTAGAGTATGGACATGAGAAATGGCTATGGGGTAAAAAAGCCGAAGGAAAAACTAAGGCCTTTGCACACATAGGGCCAAATGCTGATTATTGGGAAACTATTTTTGAAAACCGATGTGAAATGGCGGTTAAAGGACAGGTATAAGCAATGACATTGAAGGAACTTTATGCGGTATTAACACAAACTAATCTTCCGGTGGCATATGATTATTTCCCGGAGTCATCTAATGTCAAACCTCCGTGTATTACATACAACCAGTCATATACAGAGAACTTTGGCGCAGATGATAAGGTGTATGCAGGTATTAAGCATATAAATATTCATTTGTACACAGTAGGTAAAGATTTAACAACAGAGGCACTTGTTGAGGCAAAGCTCAATGGTGCTTCTTTATTTTGGAACAGCACTGAGGCATTTGATGCCGATGAGCAAGTAAATCATATTATTTATGAGGTGAAAATAAATGGCTAACAAAGTTAAGTACGGTCTTAAGAATGTTTACTATTCAAAGGTTACTATTAACACAGCTGGAACAGAAACATATGCTACTCCTGTAGCTATTCCAGGTGCAGTATCTCTTTCACTTGATGCACAGGGTGACATCAACAAATTCTATGCTGACAACACAGTATTTTGGCAGTCAGCTTCTAACAATGGCTATGAGGGTGATCTTGAAGTTGCTCTTATTCCTGAGTCATTCCGTAAGGACATCCTCAATGAAGTTGAGGACACAAACGGACTTCTTGTTGAGAGCAATTCAACAAAGGCTAATGCATTTGCTCTTCTTTTTGAGTTCAATGGTGATGAAAATGCAAGACGTCATGTCCTTTATAACTGCTCAGTAACAAGACCTTCTGTAAGTGGATCTACAACAGAGGAATCAATTGAGCCACAGACAGAAAAGCTTACTCTTTCAGCAGTAGCAAGTGTTGCTGGATTCATTAAGGCATCTGCATCATATTCAACTACTGGAGTTTATCCTCAGTGGTTTACAGCAGTTCAGCTGCCAAACCTTGATTAATTAGTATATAGGAGGAGCCGATGATTACTAAAAATATCAAAATTGGATCTAAAGAAGTAAAGATGGCTGTATCGGCAGGTACGGCTAGACGGTATAGGGCCGAGTTCGGTAGAGATATGTTTACAGACTTGGCTCCTATGGCTGATGGTCATGTTGATTCAGAGGTGTTAGAACGCATGGCATTCGTTATGGCTAAACAAGCTGATCCGGAGCTAGATACATCTTTTGATGAGTGGCTAGACCAGTTCGGAATGTTTGAACTTATGAATGCTTCAGCTGAAATTGTAGGCCTTTGGGTTATTAATACAAGGCAAGGCTCATCAGCAAAAAAAAAATAAACCCTAGCACAAGGGAAACCAACACGCCGCTCTTTTTATTAAGGGCGGTGCAGTTGGGGTTATCTATGCAAGACCTTGACTATCTAACATTAGGAATGGTTTTTGACATGATGACCGAACGTGGTAATGATGAATATGAGTATCCACAAAAAGCTACTCAAGATAACTTTGATGATTTTTAGGAGTAACTATGGGTAACGCTAGAATAAAAGGCATTACTGTTGAAATCGGTGCTAGTACCACCAAACTAACCGAAGCATTAAAAGGTATCAACAGTAGCCTAAAAACAACACAGACTGCATTAACGGATATTAATAAGCTTTTAAAGTTAGATCCGTCTAATACAGAATTATTAAAACAGAAACAACAGGCACTTGCTGAACAGATATATCAGACAACGCAGAAACTTGAACTGTTGAAAAAAGCTCAGCAGAATATGGAGAACAACGGAGTTGATAAGAATTCCGAACAGTACCAGGCACTGAGGCGAGAGATTATTGAGACAGAAAACAAGCTCAAATCTCTTGAAGAGCAAAGTAAACAGACCAAGATTCAAATGTCTGCATTTACCAAAGTAGGTGAGGCTTTCCAAGAAGTAGGCGGTAAGATAACAGAAGTTGGAAACAAACTGAGAGCATTATCTGCCGTGGCTACTACCGCATTGGCGGCTTGCGTAAAAATAACCGCTGATTTTGATACCTCTATGAGCCAAGTACAGGCAACTATGGGTATTGCAAATGATGATATGGTCGAATTCAACGGTACAATGGTTGAGGGCCGTGATGTTATGGCTGCATTATCTGCTAAAGCGCAGGAAATGGGAGCTACAACAAAGTTTACGGCATCAGAATCAGCAGATGCCTTGAATTATTTGGCGTTGGCAGGATATTCTGCCGAAAAACAGATAGCCGCTTTGCCTTCAGTGCTTACTTTGGCTGCTGCCGGTGATATGGATCTAGCTTATGCATCAGATCTTGTTACTGACTCCATGTCGGTATTGGGAATTGCAACAGACCAGCTTGATGGATTCATTGATCAGATGGCCAAGACCGCATCGAGTTCAAATACTAATGTATCTCAGCTTGGTGAAGCTATTCTTGTTGCTGGTGGACAAGCTAGTATTTGTGGTATGTCTACATCAGAGCTTAATACTGCATTGGGAGTTCTTGCTGATAATGGCATGAAAGGCTCACAAGGCGGTACAATGCTTCGAAATGCCTTGAAGAATCTATATACACCTACTGAAAAAGCAGGTGACTATATGACATCTTTGGGTATTAAGACTCAAACGGCCACAGG